ACCGGGCCACGCCAAGATTGTAAGCAAAGTCGGCCATAGCACCAAGGGCTTTGGGGTAAGCAATCAAACTCGGCGAAGCCTTCAAAACCCCCGCCAGATAGTTTGTTTGTAGCTCAGACAGCAACCATTCGTCCGCAATCTCCTTGGTGATCTCGGGGTGCTCCATCGTCACCTTGGTGCCGTCAGGCTTCCAGACCGTTCCGTAGCCAATCGTGGGGTAGCCCGCTGGGCAGATGTACGGCTTCAGCCTTAGCCCTTCAAAAGGGCGGCACAGAGCAGCGGCGATGTCTATCGCCTCACTTGCTGGACCGCTCATACACCCGTCCGACAAACCAGAAGGAAATGATCATGTTGAAGACGGCGAGATCGTCTGCGCCCCACATCGTGACCAAGACCTCTTTCCAGTTGCCGTTTTGGTCCATGGCGATCAGGAAGGCAGCAATCTTCACAGAGGCATACAGGGCCAGGAAGGAGTAAGTGACCATCGGACGCACCAGCGCTGAGATCGCAGAGACAAACCACCCGGCATTCTTGGCGGTCTCGGACTGCTCCTTGAACGCCTGGGCCATCGTGTCCATCTCGGCCATCGTCATCTGCGCTTCGACCTGCCGCATGGCGATCTCACCACGGATCTTGGCAAACTCCATCTCGGCTTCAACCATGCGAAGCTCATGCGCCCGTTCATTCTTCTTGTCAAAGAGTTTGAACACCTCTGGCGCAAGGCGGAGCAAGCCGCCGAACAAACCACCGATTAGCGACTCAAACATCACTTGGCTCCTTTGATACGTTCACGCTCTTCAAGCAGCCTGACCTTGACCTGAAGCTCGTTGATGTGCGTCATCAGTTGCTCTTTGAGGAGCGCACGCTTCTCAGCAGACAGAGGACTGTCAGTCGGCACGCCTTGGGCCGTGATAAGCGCAGGCATGCTGCCTTCGATCTTGGTCAGCCGCTCAGAGAAAGAGTTCACCTGCCCGAGCAGCCACGCCAAAGATGCAACCACAATCGGTATGACTGCTTTTAAAACGTCTGCCCAGTTCATGGTTTAAGCCCCAGGAGCAACAGGCCAGTCAACTGTCCACGGGAACCCTGCCTGAGCGCTGATGTCCCGCAGGGCTTGGCGGTATGCCGCCCATGCGGCTTTGTCCACCGGGGCGTCGGCCACTTGCGTCCAGTCACTGTCTTTGAGCTTTTGGTTGCGTTGTTCTCTGACTGCCATTGCTTTTTGCTGCTGCCTGACGGCTTGTTGTTCTTGCGTAAGATTCTTGACTACCCAGCCCAGCAACCAAGAGCCGTCTTTGTAGTCTAAAGTATCGTTTACCACTAATTCTTGCGTAGCAACATCAAACGTAGGTTGCACCGCAGTTTTTACCTGCTCTAAAGTGCAACCGTCTTGATTCGCTTTTGTACCAACATACAGATCCAGTAAATCCGTGTTGGCCGGGAAATTTGTGTACGGATTGGCTTTAACAAGCGCGTCATAGTTGTATGGAAAAGTCAATACCACATTGTTTTTTATTTCAGCAAACATCCTCATACCCTTTCAATTGTGACGGTGCTTGACTCCTTGTCAATCACCACTCTGCCCTCACAACAGATGCTCCAGTCTTCACCCGTTTTTGCTCCTTTGGATGGCACATTAATCTGGACATTCTTGACGACATACTCTTTTGGCCCATCAAAAACTCGCCACACATGCTCCATACTTCCTCTTCCGGGTTGGCCGCGAGATTTGTTAAATCTCACACAAATCATATAACCTCTACAGTTGGGCAAGACATAGCGTGATTTTCAACAGTTACATTGAAGTGAATAAACCTAAATGGTTTATTTGATTCATGCCGTGTAAAACCGTGTGGAAGCCAAGAGTTAAATAAAACCAGATCACCAGGACCAACCCCAATTACAACTTGTTCTGATGCATAAGTTACATTTGCTTGGTTTGTTGGCAATAAACTAATCTGCCTTTTGCCAGGGCGCGGATCAAACAATAGTGGTAAAGCACTATTTTCTGGCACATCTACAAAATAGAACCCGGTTATTTGCGCACCACGAGAGTGAATGTGCTCCATGTGCTGCCCATGCATTAAAAACTCTTGCCCCCAAAAATCTGCTACTGATGTTTGGGCATGTGTCATGTCATAGCCCTGATCGTAAAGCATTTGAAAACTTTCGCGTGCAATCAGTGACAGAAGCCCTTCTAGCCGTTCGTCAAACATGGATTCAGACTGACACACATTCCATGTGTTTGGTTTAACACGCGCAATATGCTCGGCAAGCACGGTTTTGGCAGCATCCACAAACTCAGGATGCTCATTACGAGCCATCGCAGATGGGAAAAGTAGTTCAACGCGCATGGTCGATCAACAGTGGCTTGTTGCCTTTAAGGACAGCCATTTTGTCTTTGGCAGCAGAAATTTGGTGCATCACTTGTTGCACATGAGGAACAATCTCGGCCTCAAAATCAGGATGGTTTCGCATAGCGTTGAGTTGATCTTCTGGAATTGTGCCAATCGACAACAAGTAGTTTTCTGTGCGGCGCTTGAACTCAAGGCACCATTCCTCACGTTGCGCGGCTTGTGACGCCTCCAAAACAGGAAGATCCCCATATTTACGCTGAGGCTCCAGTTCCGCCATGATTAAATCAATGGTTGCCAGTTCTTGCTCCGCCCCTTTGATTGCCATCTCAAGCAAACCCTCTCCCGATTGCCATTCAATTAAGTCCGCTTGAGCTTTTAGGCGTTCCACTTCATCTTCAGATTGAAGCAATTGATCAATTTCAACCTTTTTCGCCTGTTTGCGAAAAATCTTAGCCCTAGTGGCTTCTAATTTTAGTTTAATATCCAAACGCTGTTCATACATCAAACACCAAGCAACATCCGCTGTATGGCAGTTGTTCGCCATAAAATAGCGAAGTTGAAAGTCGGAATTATTGCGATGTGGTGAAGAATGCATATTAATTATTTACACAAACAGCAAACGAGGCGGCTGATCCTCCGCGTGCTAGCTGCGATTGATTTGCAACGCAGCTAGCAGTTGATGTACAGCTTGCATATGTGTATTTATTTCTTACAAGACTAGGAACTCCGCCGCATAATCCTAATGTAAATATGCCACGAGTTGAATTACCTGTTGCAGAACCTTGTTGACCATTTCCGCTTGCAGTACCAACGCCAGAAGCTGTTGATGTGCAACATGCATAAGTATATTTATTTCGTATATTTGAATCTCCGCAAGGTGTTCCGCCTAGTGCAAAAATACCCCGAGTAGAATTTCCAGCAGCAGATCCATATTGAGAAGCAACACTAGATACAGCTACACCAGAAGCTGTTGATGTGCAACATGCATAAGTATATTTGTTCCGAACATTTGTTGAAACAGAACAAGAATTAGCGCCTAGTGCAAAAATACCTTTTGTTGAATTTCCTACTGCTGCGCCTCTATATGAAGATTGACTTGCTGCTCCAACTCCGGCTGCTGTTGATGAGCAACATGCGTATGTGTATTTATTTCTTGTAGTTGTGGCAGAGGCTCCACCTAATGCAAAAATTCCTCTTGTTGAGTTTCCAGCAGCAGAACTAGAACATACACTGGCACTTGCACTTCCAACGCCAGAAGCTGTTGATGAGCAACATGCGTATGTGTATTTATTTCTTGTGGTGCCACTATTGCCAAGTTGGAAAATACCCCGAGTAGAATTTCCAGCAGCAGATCCATATTGAGACACAGCACTAGATACCGCAACCCCACAAGTTGTTGATGTGCAAGTGGAATAAGTGTATTTGTTACGAATATTTGTAGCGCCACAAACGTTTGAATAACCTATTGCAAAAATACCTTTTGTTCCATCAGGTATTTGTTTTGCACCAACTAATCCAAATCCCTGAGCGGAGGCAGCACCTCTTGTTCCAAGCAAAGGCATCGTTTACTCCTTACTTGAACTGCGTTTGAGCAGCAAACACAGTAAACGCGGCGCTGCCTGTTTTGACGATGGTGTATGTGTAGGCGTCAATACTTGAAGCATTGCCTGCGGTCCAGGCAGTACCGCCTTGGTACTTGGGTGTTACTGCACTGCCATCCACTTGCACTGCGCTGTTGTAGTACGCCGTCGCACCCTGAGTCACAAGGAATGCTACGGTGATGGATTCCCCAGTGTTCATCAAAGTGTTCAAAGACGTT